CTGTCTCGCATCAATTGCTGATACTCGTTCAGCCTTTCGCGCGCTTCATATCGGATCTCGTCTGCGCGATGCCCATGTGAGACAATCGGAAGGTCGCTTATAGCCTGCCAGACAGTAACAGGCTCGCACTCCGTTTGCATGGGCCAGGTAATTTCCTGTTGCAACCTATTGCCAATAATGAAAAGTCGCCTGCGTATCTGGGGAACCTCAAAGTGGTCGGCCCGAAGCACCTGGTACTCGACGACATAGCCAAGTTCCTGGAAGCGGCGAAGGGCCTTTTCCAGCAGCAGTCCATCGCCATCCATGTAGCTTCGCATATCAGGAACATTTTCCATGACAAAATAGATTGGCTGAAGTATGTCGACGAACCGGATGAACTCTTTGTAATATTGGTTGCGGGGATCATGAATGTAAGTAGGATCTTTGCGTAGACTGCGCATTTTCCCTCTACCTACGCGACTGAACCCCTGACAGGGCGGTCCGCCTATGATTATATCTACTCGCTCAAGCCCATATTCCTGGAGAAGAGCGGATGGCTCATCAATACCTTCGATTTCACCCATGTAACATCGACCACGAAAGTTGTGGCTATGGGTCTGACAACTGTACCTGTCCTTATCGATCCCCAGACCAATATGATAGCCAGCCAGCTTGAAGCCCAGGCTCATGCCGCCTGCGCCACAAAAAAGATCGATTACAACCGGTTCTTTCAGAGATCTCATTTTCAAACCCCATTGCTGAAACCTGGACAGAGGGGATATTGGATATTATAGTCCAGGAAAATGGAGTGGGCAAGCTGGCGGTCCAGTTGGAGATTACAAAAAAAGCCTCGGCCATTTTGAAATCGGGGCGGGAGCGCGGGCAGGTGTCTGCCCGCCTCGTAGGCAAAACGTGGCTAATCAACACCACGGCCGCGTGGCAGCGCTGGGGCGTCTCCCGCCCCCCCCGCGGGCGACGCCCGCGGCCGTAGTCTCCCGCCACCCCGCAAAATCCGCGCCAAAAGCGCGGATTTTTTTTGCGCTATTGTGCACATCATTGACAAAACCTGTGCTATCCTGTAGATAGAGGTTTCCCAGGGCGGCCCACCTCAGGCCCAGGCAGGCGCGGCCTTCGCGCGAGGGCCGCCCCCTCTCGTGTATGATAAAACGCGATGGCGGTCTGATAAACTATGAGTGGAAAATCTCACCCGCGCTACACGCGCCAGCAGATCGAGGCCGCGCTTATCGCCAGCAGGGGCACGATCTATATCGCGGCCCGGTCGCTCGGCTGCTCCACGAACACCATCTACGCGTACATGAAACGGTACCCGACCCTGCGAGACCTGGTCATGCACGAGCGGGGGTTGATGATCGACACGGCGGAGCTGGCGCTGTACCACGCCCTGGAGAGGGGCGAGGCGTGGGCGGTGTCGCTCACGCTCAAAACAATCGGCAGATCGCGCGGATATGTCGAGCGGCAGGAGATCACTGGAGCAGACGGCGAGCCGGTTGAGATCGTGGTTCACTGGCCCGACGAGCCAGCGTAGGTGCTGATTATATTAAATAATTAGAACCAATGTGCTACGCGTGACCCTCCCCCCCCTACATGCGGGCCAGCTCGCGGTGGCCAACCACCCGGCCCGGTTTAAGGTGTTGGCCGCTGGGCGGCGGTGGGGCAAAACCCGGCTGGGGGCGGTGATATGTCTGGACGAGGCGTTGCGCGGCGGGAGGGCCTGGTGGGTGGCCCCGTCGTTCCCGATGTCACAGGTCGGTTGGCGGGCGATCCGGGGCATGGCTCGCCAGATACCGGTTGCCGAGACGCGAGAGGTTGACCGGATGATCCTGTTCCCCAGGGGCGGTTCTATCCAGATACGATCCGCCGATAACCCCGATAGCCTGCGTGGCGAGGGGCTGGACCTGATCGTGTACGACGAATCAGCGTTTATGCGCGAGGAGGCGTTCACTGAGGCGGGCCGCCCAGCGCTGTCAGACCGCGAGGGCGGGGCGCTGTTTATCTCAACGCCAAAGGGCCGCAACTGGTTCTGGCGGCTCTACATGCGCGGGCTGTCGGACGAGACAGGTTGGGCGGCGTGGCGGCTGCCGACCTCCAGCAACCCGCACATCAAGCCCGCCGAGATTGAGGCCGCCCGCCAACATCTGCCTGCTGCGGTGTTTTCGCAGGAGTACCTGGCCGAGTTCGTTGAGGACGCCGGGCTGGTGTTCCGTAATCTCGCAGCATGTATCCACCCCGCGCCGCCCGCGACACCTGAGCCGGGGCGGCGGTACTACATGGGCGTGGACTGGGGGCAGTCGCGGGATTTTACGGTGCTGCTAGTGATCGACGATCGGGGCGTGGTTGTGGCCCTGGATCGTTTTAACCAGATCGGTTGGGACGTGCAGCGCGGGCGACTAGAGACGCTGGCGCTGCATTGGCAGGTCGAACTCATCATGGCAGAGGCAAACAGCATGGGCGGTCCGAACATCGAGGCGCTCCAGGCGCGCGGCCTCCCCGTTTTCGCCTTCACCACCACCACCGACAGCAAGGACCGGTTGATCCAGGCGCTCACGCTAGCCTTTGAGCAACGCAACATCTCTATCCCGGACGATCCCGTCCTGCTGGCAGAGCTACAGGCGTTCGAGGCCGAGCGGCTGCCCAGCGGGAGGTGGCGCTACGAGGCGCCCGGCGGGATGCACGACGACACAGTGATCGCCCTGGCGCTGGCGCACGAGGCCAGACAGTCGGGCGGGAGGCTGTCGATCATGTTCCTGGATGCATGACATGAGAGTGTGGGACAGTTTTTTGCGCAAGCGGGGATGGGTCAAGGCGGCGGCGGCGGCGCCCGCGCCGCCACACTTCCTGCGCATGGCGGCGGATAGCGACCAGTACGCGATCCCTGACTATGCGCTGGCAGATAACCAGCTCAGGGCCATGCAGGCGGTCGGCTGGGTGCACATCGCGGTGCAGGTTGTGGCCCAGACTGTGGCCGGGCAGCGGCTGAACGTCATGCGGCGCGTGGGCGAGGACCTGGAGCATGTCTCCGATCACCCGTTCGAGGCGTTGCTGCGCCGGCCGAACCCGCTGCAATCCCGTTTCGAGCTGCTGGAGGCTACGGCGGCCAACTACCGGCTGGCAGGCAACGCGTACTGGTGGCTGAACCTGCCGTCTGGAGACGCGCCGCCCTCCGAGCTGTACTGTCTGCCCGCCAACCGGGTTCGGGTTATCCCCGGCGGGCAGGTTGGGGTGGTGCAGGGCTATGTGTTTGACGCCGGGGCCGGGCAGGAGGTGCCGCTGCCGCCCGACGAGATCGTCCATTTTCGAGCGTACCACCCACGCAACCTGTGGATGGGGCTGTCGCCGCTGGAGGGTATCGCCCGCGATCTGGAATCTGAGTACAAGATGGCCGAGTACCAGTTGAATTTTTTTGGCCGGGATTTCGCCAAGCCGGCCGGGATGTTGGCGTTTAGAGGGCCGGTCAGCGACAGCGAGCTGGAACGGTTCACCGACACGTGGCGGCGCGAGTACGGTGGGACACGGCGGCAAATGGCCGTCATCCGGGCGGCGGCGGGGGTGGACTACATCCGGACCGCGCTGCAACAGCAGGAAATGGAATTCCTGGAGAGCAGGACGTTCAACAAAGAGGCGATTTTTGCACTGTTGGCGCCGGGGCTGGCGTCAATCCTGGCCGTCAACGCTACCGAGGCCAACGCGCGCACGGGCAAGGCCACGCTCGCCGACCACGCGATCTGGCCGATCCTCCAGGCGATCCAGGAAAAAATCACGAACGATGTACTGTGGCGATATGGCGATGGGCTGGTGTGCGAGTTCGACGATCCGCGCCTGGCCGACACGGCGGCGGAGCTAGATCAGATACAGACAGCCTCGCGGTTTTTCACCATCGATGAGGTGAGAGCGCGGTGGTATCAGGAGGAGCCGCTGGCTGATGGACGCGGGGGCGCTCTAGCGGGGGCGGCGCCCGCCGCTTTTGAGGAGGAACCGCCCGGGATCGAGGACGGCAAAGCGGCGCGGGCGATCGACGTGCCGCCGGAGCCGACGGCGGATGATCTGTTCCGCGACGAGATCGCCACGTGGCGGCGGTGGGCAATCAAGCGGGCGCGGGCTGGGACGCTCGCAGAACGGGCGTTCGAGACGCGATACATCGAGGCCGGGCTGCGGGGGGCGATCCAGTCGGCGCTGGAGGCGGCCCGGACGCCAGAGGACGTGCACGGCGTGTTCGCCGCGGCGCTCGCGTGGCGGGGGTATCCGTGATCGACCGTGACGAGTGGGAAGCCCAGCTGGCGCGGGTGATCCAGCGGGCGCTTCAGCGACAGTTCGGCGCGATGCTGGAGGAGCTGGGCGATCCGCCCGACATCCGTAGGCTCACGCCTGACTGGTGGGCAGGGCAGACCGACGAGTTTGTGGCAGCCACGGAGAGAGAGCTGCTGGGGTTGTTTCTGGAGAGCGCTGAGCAGCTGGCTGACGTCGCGGCCGCCGGAGTGAGCGACTGGGCGCTGGTCAACCAGCGGGCGGTAGACTGGGCACGGTCATATAGCTACGACCTATCGTATCTGCTAACCGGCAACACGCGAGACCTCATCGAGCAGGCCCTGCTGGCCCAGCCGTCGCCGGCCCAGCAGCAGCTGCTCAGAGAGGGGATCTCCGAGCATTTTACAACCCAGATGACGCTGGGGCAGCTGAGGGAACGGCTGGCAGGGGCGTTCGGGCCGGTGAGGGCGGCGACCATCGCCATAACTGAGGTCACGCGGGCAGCCGCCCAGGGAGAGATCGCGCTGGCAGAGATCATGAGCCGAGACATCGGGGCGCGGTCTGTGCCGGTGTGGCAGACGCGAAACGACGAGTTGGTCTGCCCGATCTGCGGGCCGCGCCACGGCCAGCCTCAGGGGGAGGGGTGGACGGATCCGCCCCCGGCCCACCCGCGCTGCCGGTGTGGGGTTAACCACCGGATACTGCTGCCCGATGAGACCGGCGGAGAGCGCCAGATTCCATTTTTCCGCGAGGGCCGCGCAGCATGACGAAACGGGCCGTGATGCAGGTTGAACTGCGGGGATACGAGACCGTGATCGCCGCACTCCGGGCGCCGCTGTTGGACGCGACCATGCGGTCGGCGCTGGCCAAGGGCGGCGCCCGGCTGAAGGACGCCGTGGACCAGTATCCCGGCCCGGCGTCTCCGTTTCATGTTCGGTTCAGGAGCGACAGGCACCGCCGGGGGTTTTTTGCCCGGCTGCGCAGTGGAGAGATCGAGGTGCCCTACCGGCGCGGGGTTAGCCCCGGCAGCCAAAACCTGATCCACAAGTGGACGGTGGCTATCGCCCGGAGCCGGGCGCGGGTGGATAACAACGTCGGTTACGCGGAGTGGGTACATGGCGACCGGCAGGCGTGGTTCCACGCCGCGACCGGTTGGCGGAGACTGACCGATGTTGTGAGGAGCGAGAGCGGCGCGGTGCTGGAGATCGTCCGGCTGGAGATCGAGGGCGCCATCCGGGCCGCGCTGAACAGGGGGAGATGATCATGCCCTGGGTGGTCAGACAGATCGACGAGGAGTGGTGCGTATACAGACAGGGACCGGATGGCGAGCCAGAGGGCGAGGCGCTGGGCTGCCACGCCTCAGAGGATGAGGCGCAGGCGCAGCGGGCGGCTCTGTATGCCAGTGAAAACGCGCCGGTGAAGGCCGTCCTGGGCGAGGACGGCTGGCAGCTCGACGTGCTAGGTGTGCCGTTCGGCAGCCCGGACAACCGAGACGCGGACGGCGAGTTTTTCAGCGACCAGACGCGGCTGCACGAGGATAAATTTCCTCTGCCGCCGGTGGTCTACTACCACGGCTATGGGCCGGATCGGCGCCCGGCAGGCGAGCCGGCCTACATCGGCCGGACGGTCAAGCGCTGGCGCGACAGCGCGGGAGAGTGGTTCCGCGTGGTGCTGGATCAGACCAGCGAGCTTGCCCGACGGGTGTGGGAGGCGGCGAAGCGCGGGCTGGCGCGGGCCAGCTCCGGCAGCGCCCGCCACCTGTCACGGGTTGATCCGGACGGTCATATCCGGGAGTGGCCGGTGGTAGAACTGAGCGTGTTTGACACGGGCGGGGGGCGGCAGCCGGCGAACCGATATGCCGTCGTCATCCCCGCCGCAAAAGCGGTGTATCACCAGGCGGGGATTACCCCGCCCGATGATCTGGATGGCGAGGCCGAAACCGGAGAGGCTGGCGCTCAGGCGGGGAAACCGCGCGGCGCGGCAGAGGGAGATGGACGAGCCGAGATAGACCTAACTGCACACAGACAGGAGCAATCCGAGATGGATGACCATGAGATTCAGATGAAGATCGACGCCGCCCTGGCGGCGCGTGACGAGGCGGCCAGGGCAGCGGCCGAACACGAGGCAGAGGTGCAGCGCCGGATTGACGAGGCGGTCAAGGCGCGCGAGGAGCAACTGCGGATCACGGCTGGCGCCCGCCTGCCGTTCAACGGCGACGATGCGCCCCGCGCGGCCCAGTTCGGCGACCTGCGGCGTTTCGAACACCTGACCGCCGCCGATCAGGCGTTTCTGATCGGCGTTCTGCGGGCATCAGGAGAAACCCCCAGCGAGGCGGCGCTGAAGGCGCTGGTGGTCAAGCTGGAGGAGGATCAGGGGGCGATCGGCCATACCGCGAAAATGGCGATGAAGGGCGCCGGGATCAAGGCGAACGAGATCAACTACTCGACACTGAGCAGCTACGGCGACGAGTGGGCGGGCGTGGCCTACTCTCAGGCGATCTGGGAGAGCATCCGGCATGAGACCATCGTCGCTGACAAAATCCCGGCGGTCGAGGTGCCGGAGGGGTACGAGAGCATCGTCATCCCGATCGAGGGCGGCGACCCGACGTTCTACCGGGTTTCGCAGGTGACGTCGGACGCGGCCACCGGCGGGCTGTCAACCCCTGCTCCGACCGTGACTAGCTCGCGGCTCGGCACGTCGAACACGACGCTGTCAACCGGAAAACTAGGCGCTCGCCTGCGCTGGTCTGATGAGCTGAACGAGTCGAGCATCATCCAGTGGGCGCCCCAACTGCGGGCGCAGCTGAGCAGGGCGGGGGCCGAGACGTTCGAGCACGTCATCATCGACGGCGATACTGCCACCACGGCCAGCACCAACATCAACCTGATCAACGGCACCCCGACGAATCAGGCTTACCTGGTGGCCAACGGGTTCCGCAAGCTGGCGCTGGTCACGAACACGACCAACGCCCGCCCCGGTGGGACGCTGTCGGTTGAGGACTACCTGGAGACCATCAAACTGATGGGCGCGGGAGGCAAAAACGCGGCGGACCCGGCTCGGTGTGCGTTCATCGTCGATACGAACGTGCACTGGAAAACGGCGGAACTCCCCGAGGTCAAAACCCGTGATGTGAACGTGCAGGCGACCATCGAGAACGGGATGGTGACTCACCTGTGGCGATACCCGGTGTACCGCTCGTTCTCGATGCACTATGCCAGCCGCGCCGCAACCGGATACGAGTACAAGGCCAACACGGCGGGCAAAATCTCGTCGACGGCGGCGTCCAACACGACCGGCTCGCTGCTGGCAGTGCGCTGGGATCAGTGGCTGCTGGGCTGGAAGAGCCGCATGAAGCTCACCGTCACGCCCCATCCCGAGTGGGACGGGTTCGAGATTGTGGCCATCATGCGGTTTGGCCTGGTCTACCGCGACACTGACGCGGCGGCGATCAGCTACAACCTGACGGTCTAGTGATAACCGGGGGATGGGCCGGGGTTGGGCGCCCCGGCCCGCCCCCGACGAGGAGATGACAACATGCCTACGACCTATCGCGTGCCGTCGCAAAACACTGCGATGAGCACCAGCGTGGCCGAAAAACTGATCAACTGGGAGGCCAGCGCCCACCACACCACCGGAGATGTCCGGGTGTTGTACGCCCGGCTGTACCTGCGGGGGGTGGGGGGCGATGGCGAGGCGGGGCGGTTCTACACCACCGTGCATGGGACGGGTGTCAACAGCGCCCACGGCTCGCACATCAGCCTGTCGGTCGCGGTTGGCGGCGCGATTAGCGGGCTGGGCTGCGGTCTGCGCGCCACGTTTGATGCGGCAGCGGAAACCCGCACGCTCACCGGTACGCTGTGCGCTCTCCAGGTGGACAGCAACATCGGGGCCAACAACACCTTGCCGTCCAGCTCGGCGTTCATCCGGATCGTGGATAACAGCAGCGTTAGATTCGCAAACCTGCTGATCATGCCCAACGTGTCGAACGGCACGATTTTCGCCGCCCACACCACGCAGACGCTGACGCACTCGATTCGATTCATCTCGGCCGACGGCACGGCCTACTACATCATGTGCACAAACGCTGCCACCAATCGGAGCTAGAGATGACGATAACGCCTGCCTATCTCAAAAACGAGCTGGCGGCGGTGAAGGCCGCGCGCGAGGAGACCTGGGCGCGGCTGAACCGACTCATCGGGATCGAGCAGGCGCTGGAGCAGGTTCTGGCGCTCCTGGAAACAGGGGATGGTGCGGCTGAGGATGGGCAGGGGGGCGATCCCCCTGCCCTGACCCCCGAGACGCTGCGCGATATCCTGCCACCGGGAGCTACGCTGGCGGGGATCGAGGAGATATGACGATGAGGATCCGTTTCGTACGGAACTGTTGTCGAACCGGCTGGTCTCGCTGGCTGGCTGGCATGGAGACCGATGTGATCGACGAGCAGGGCGAGTACCTGATCGCGGACGGCTGGGCCGTGGCGGTGCTGGATGGTGGGCTGGCCGTGGCTGCCCCTACCCCGCCGGAGCCGGCGCCGGAGCCTGAGCCACCCACCCCGCCGTCAGACGAGCCGGAGGCCGCGCCTGCGGTGCAGCCCCGCGCGCGGCGGAAGGCGGCCTGACATGCGGGATGTTGCGCTGTCGGTCACCACTAACGCGGACGGGGATGGCACGGGCTGGGGCGAGCGGGCGACCGGACTGCTGTACGCCGTCCGCTGGAACCAGGGCACGCTGGAGAACACAACGGATGCGGTCCTGGGTTACGTCAACAGCGATGGGGATGTCGTCACGCTGCTGACCCTGACCGATGTCACTGCCAGCGCCCTGTACTACCCGCGCCACCAGTGCCACGGAGCAACCGGGGCGGCGCTCTCCGGGATATACGATCCGCCGCTGGTGTCTGGCCAGCTCAAACTGGTCGTGGCCCAGGGCGGCGACACGCTGTCCGGGGGGTGCACAGCGATCGTCGAGGATGTGGTATGAGAGACATATACATGACCATCTCCACCAGCGCGGGCGGGGCGGCGACCGTGAGCGGCGGAACGCCGGTCGGGTATCTGTATGCTGTCCGGTGGAACCAGGGCACCCTGGCCGCCACGACGGACGCCACGTTCGCCTATGTTAATCCGGACGGCGATACGATCACCGTGTTTGCCCTGACGAACGTCTCGACGGACGCGGTGTACCTGCCCCGCGTGCAGTGTGTGGACGCGGCGGGGGCGGCGATCACCGGCCAGTACGCGCCGCCGATCATCGCCGGCCCGCTCACTCTGACTATCGCACAGGGCGGGGCGACGGCGGCGGGTAACTGCATCCTGTACCTGGTGGATCTGCCATATGCCAGCTCGTGAGATCGCGGCCGATGCTAACCTGATCATCGGGTCGGACGGACGGCAATCGCGGGTGCTGCCGCGCTGCTACATCACCGCCCTCCCGAAATCCGGGCTACACCTGGTGGACGCCATCGTGAGCGCGGTTTGCACCCCGGCAGCCGAGCGCAACTGGTTCGGGAACGTGTCGGGCGGGGGGTTCGGCGGTGATTGGGTGAACCTGCACATCCAGGAGCGGATCGCCCGCAGTCTGCGGCCCGGACAGTATGCGAAGGGGCACGCGGCCTGGAACTGGCCGCTGGAGCGGGCGCTGTATGGGTTCGGGGTTGGGACGATTTTTGTGTACCGCGATTTGCGCGACGTGGTTGTATCGCAGGCGCATCACGTCCTGAGCGACGACGACGAGCGGCTGCGCCACCCGGACAAAAACGTGTACCGGCAACTGCCTGATTTTGAGGCGGTGCTGGTGGCGGTGATCGAGGGGATTGACCAGTTTCCCGGCCTGTTTGACCGCTGGGAGATGTTTGCGCCGTGGTTGTATGTGCCCTGGGTGCACCGCGTCCGCTTCGAGGACGCGATCCGGGATCGGACGGCAGCGGTGCGGGGCGTGATCGAGTACCTGTACCGGGTGACGATGGAGATGAACGGCCTGCCACCTGATGGTTTATCGGAGGTGGCCATGCGCCAGCTCGTGCTGGCAGCGGTGCAGCGCAGCCGGGATACGTCCCAGTCTGTGACGTTCCGCCGGGGCAAAATCGGCGGCTGGCGCGACGCGTTCACCCCGCGCGTGGGGGCGTGTTTTAGGGGGCGCGATCCCGGCTGGCTCGTCCGGCTGGGATACGAGAGAGGGGATGACTGGTGAGCATCACGAACGGCTACACGACGCTGAGCGTGGCGAGAGCGTATATGAACATCTCGACTAGCGACAGCGCCGACGATGTCGAGATCGAGAACCTGGTTGAGCGGATCAGCCGGGCGATCGATAACTACACCGGCTACTGGTTCTATGCCAGCACCGCCACGCGCTACTACCGAGTGGGGGTGGATACGGCAGGTCGGACGCTGTACCTGGATGCTCCGCTGCTGTCGGTGACCACCCTCACTAACGCCGACGGCGAGGTCATCACTAGCGGTTACTATGTGCTGGAGCCGCTGAACCAGACGGCCAGGTTCCGAATCAAGCTCACGCCCACCGGGGGCAAGGTGTGGCAGTACACATCCGATCCCGACGCCGACACGATCAGCGTCGCGGGGGCGTGGGGCTACATGGCCAGCACAACCGACACCGCGATCGAGCTGGCCACCCTGATCACGCTCAAAGATGCCTACGACAAGCGGCAGGCGTTGGAGGGCGAGGGAGACCGGATCACGGCGGGGGGGATCGTGGTGCGAGCCAGCCAGTTCCCGCGGCGCGCCCTGGAACTCCTGGAGCCGTTTGTGAAGCGGAGTCTCTGACCATGGCGCTCGCGGTCGAAACCATCGCCACCAGCATGAGCCAGCTGTCCGTGAGCGGGCTGACGATCCGGGATATCGATGAGCTACAGGGCGAGTTTTTCCCGCGCGATTGCCCAGTGTTGATCCCGGAGCCGGCCGGTTTTATGACCGACCTCACGGTGGAGCGCCAGTCGGTGGGCGTGGGCACGGCGGCAGACAAAGACGTCACGTACGCGCTGCACTATACGCTGCTGTACGCCCAGATCGGCGAGGGGCGGCTGGGGCTGGAGCTGTACGACGAGATGGTCGATATGGCCGCGGCGCTGATTGACGCGATCATGGCTGCCGATGATCTAACGGGCGCGATTGACGTTACTCCGTCGGCCTACGGGTTCGGGCCGGTTACAGACCCGGCGGGGAAAATGTTCGTCGGCTGCCGGGTTGATCTGCACGTGTTGGAGTATCAGTGATGGCCAGAACACATATCAAACACGCCCGCGTTTACGTAGGGGGATACGACCTGTCATCCTACGTGATGACGCTGGGCAGCATGGGGATCGAGCATGATACTGCCGTCACCGCAACCCTAACCGAGAGCATCAAAACGCTCAGCGGCGGGTTCGGGCAGGCTCAGCCGGTGCTGGGGCAGCTGAACGGGGTGTTCGACAACACTGCCGCCACTGGTCTCCATGCGCTGCACGCCACACCGGGCAGCCCTCAGATAGTCACGGTGGCGCTGGGGATGCTGGCCGCTCCGGCGGCAGGCGATGTGGTGTATGCCGCCGAGCACCTCACAACCGCCTACGGGGCCGACAGCGGGCAGTATCCGGTGGGGGCGACCCTGGTTTTTGGCGGCCCGCCGTCCACGATCGAGACGCCGCAGTATGGACAGGTGTGGGGCACTCTGCTGCACCCGTCCGGAGCCGAAACGGCGGTGAACGGGGGAACGGCCAACCACGACTACGGCGCGGCTACTGCGCTGGGCGGGGTGGGGATCCTGCATGTGCTGGCCGGCAACGGAACCTGCACGTTCAAAATCGAGCATAGCGCGACCAACACCGACGCGCAGTTTGACGCCACCGGGGCCGTGGTGACGTTTGACACGACCGCCGCCGCCAGCCCGTTTGCCGAGATCAAGTGCGTCGGGAAAACGACGACGGTGCAGCGGTATCTGCGCTGGCAGATCACGCTCGGCACGGCGACGACGGTGACGTTCGTGATGTCGTTTATCCGGGGGGCATGATGGCAGATAAACAGGATCACCAGAGCGCAGACCTGCCCACGGTGGCAGACCTGGTCATGTTTTTGAGGAACTGCCCCGGCAGGTATCATCACCCCTGGTATGAGGTGCCGGGGGCGGTGTTTACCTCAGTGCTGCTGGCGGCGGTGGACAGCGGGCAGGTGCAGATCACCACTGATGGAGGGCTGGTCCTGGCAGACGCCGCTGGCGCGGCCTCGCCAGATGAGACGTTGGCAATCGAGGAGATCGAGTTCGATAGCGAGGAGATGGAGTAATGGCTGCTCAGACCGGGCGCACTCACGCAAAATTCCTGGAGCTTCATGTGGACGACAGTGGCGGCACGCTGCGGCAGGTGACGGGTTTTCGCGGCGTATCCAACGTCGGGATGACCTACGATACGCTGGACGTCACCGCGCTGGCAGACGCGATCAAAAACAACGTGCTGGGGCACCCTGATGCGCCGCTGGAGTGTACGTTTGTGTTTGACAACACCGCCTCGACCGGGTCGCACATCGTCCTGGCAGGGATCGTCGGGGGGCAGACTCCCCTGGCGCTCGACCTGCGGTTCGGTATCCGCCACACGTGGGAGAGCGGGGAGCCGACATTCGGGATCACCGGCTCGTCGGTAAACGGGTACCTGTGTGCCAGCTACACGGTCAACCCCGCCGACCAGACGTGCACGGCGCGGTTTGTGCTGGCTCCGGGCAGCGCCGCCCCGGCGTGGGCCACGACGGCCCACACATAGGGAGAGAGGGTGACCGGTGAGAGAGTTTATCACTGAGGTTGAGGGCTGGCGAGCGCGCGCCGAGATCCCCGATGACTGGCTGGTCAGAGACTATGACATCTACAGCCAGGCATATTGGGAGGCAGTCGCCCGCGAAAACCTCTCGCCGCGCGTGGCGCGGCTGTGCGGCGTGCTGGCGCTGGCAGTAGCGGGCCGGATCGTCCTGGATGTGCCGGGCGTTTCGGCGAGCACCGAGCGCGCCGACCTGGACGGTATCACGGCGCGGGCGATGGGGTTTCTGATCCGGGTAGCCCAGCTCCTGGAGGAGACGCAGCAGCTCCCTTTTGGGCAATCCGGGCCATCGGCCGATGGTACGAAACCGGAGACGGCGTGATGCCGCCCGCGGTGCGCGATCTACATCGGCTGGAGCGGTACGGCCTGCTGCCGGGCGGCGGGGGGGATACCATCCCCGCCGTCAGGTTGTCCGGGCTGGAGTGGGCCAGGCACATCCGCCGGCTATATGAGATGATGCGCGACGATCCGCTGTGGGCCTCCCGGCTAACGCCGGAGCAGGCGCGGATCATAGCGATCATCGAGGACAGGGCATAAGTGGCAGGCACCCGCGCGGGCATGGACATCGTCCTCACTGGCGTATACAACGCGAAACAGGCGTTGGACGCCGCAGAGGCCGATCTGCGAGAGATCGATCAGGCCGCCACGCAGGCCGCGAGCGGTACTCAGGCGCTCGGCAAGGCCGCCGACAACATGGGCCGCGAGCTGGTTGACAGCGCAGACCAGGGGGCGCTCGTTTTCGACGATCTGACTGAGGGGATCGGGCAGGGCCTCGGCGCGATCACCGCCGCTGCTGCTGCTACGCAGAAGCTACTCGACCAGTTTGAGCAGTTTTACATGCTCGGCGCGTCTGCCGAACGCGCCGCCGCCTCACTGGATACCCTGACCGGCGGGCGGGCAGACGTATACATCCGGGCGGTTGGTGACGCCTCGATGCACACCATCGATCAGATGACGGCGATGGAGGCCAGCGCCCGCGCCCTGCGGCTGGGCGTGGTTACATCCGCTGAGGATATGCAGGAGCTAACTGAGGTCGCGGTGGCGATGGGCCGCACGATGGGGGTGGACGCGGCGCAGGCGTTAAACGACATGGTCACCGGGATCGGTCGCATGTCGCCGATGATCCTGGACAACCTGGGCCTGACGATCAAGCAGGCGTCCCTCCAGGAGGAGGTTAACCGCCTGATGGAGGAGATGCCCGGTCTGACTGAGGCAGAGGCCGGGAAAATGGCTCTGCTCAACCAGGTTCTCGCTCAGGGAAACGTCCTGCTGGCCGAGATGGGCGGCGTGACGATGGACGCGGCCGCCGAGATGGAGTTTTTTTCTGCCACCCTGCGAGACGGGGCGACCGAATCGGGGCGCGGGTTTGTGGAGGCGATGCAGCCGGTTTTGCGCTGGCTGCGCGAGCTGCGCAACCCGTTCACTGAGCTGAACGAGGAGCAGCGCATGTGGGTTGAGCGGGCGCGGGCGGTCGGCATGGAGGCGGAGCGGATCACCACCCCGTTGGGCCACCAGGTCATGGTCACTGAGGAGCTGATCCAGGCCGTGCAGGAGTACGAATCGCGCCTGAGCATGGTCACGGAGTACCAGCGCCAGCATACGGCGGCGGTAGAGGAGCACGTCGAGGCGGTAGAGGTCGATGTCGAGGCTATGGCGCGTGAGGCAGAGTCAGCCTACCGGGTTGGCGATGCTATGATGACGGTGTCTGGAGCCTATCACGACACGATGAGAGAGCTGCATGGGATGGGCACGGAGGCCGATAGGAGCCGGGCAGTTGGCGAGGCGTTTATCGGGATGCTAGACGCGGCGGGGCTGTCTGCTGTGATGACTGCCGACGAGCTGGGCGAGTACCGCTACCAGATGGGGCTGCTCACCCAGGCCGAGTTCGACCTGTTTCTCGCGCAGCAGATCATCACGGACGCCCTGCGGGATGGTAAACTCTCGTGGAGGGAGGCCGCCGACGTTTTCGAGGACTACGTCGAGGGGGTGATCGGCGGGATTGACGCGCTGGAGGCCCGCCTTGGTATGGTCATGGGCGAGGTTACGACGGCGATGATCTCGACTGGCCTGGAGAGCATGAACGCGGGAGAGTTCATCCAGGGGATGGGCGCTCGCCCTGGCTCCGGCGCGATCACCGCCGCCGGGGCGATGACGATCACCGTGCCCGTCATCCTGGATGGGCGCGAGGTAGGGCGCGGGGCGATCACGGGCACACTCGACGCGCTGGCCTCACAGGGTATCGCGCTGGCAGGGGCGTCTAACTGATGGCTGATCCGGTGTGGGAGGTCACGATCGATACGGCGGGCGACGGCTCCTACAGCACCGATGTGTCGTCGGATACCATCGAGTGCTGGTGGGAGCTGGGGTTTCGCCAGCCGTACCAGCCGGTCTCTATGCCCGATCGGGCGGTGTTTGTGCTGCGCAACACGGATGGGCGATACAGTCCTGAGCACGGCAGCGCGACAGCCGGGTTTACCGTCGGACGTAAAATCAGGGTGCGATCGACCTACTCCTCCACCACCCGGACGCACATGATCATGTGGATCACCAGCATCCGACCGGCGCCTGGGGCGAGAGGTCCTCGCACAACACAGGTTGAGTGCGAGGGGTACATGGCTCGCTGCCAGCGCGTGCGTACCGTCCCAGCCGAAACGCAGATCGCCAAACGGGTTGACGAGGTCATCCCCTCTGTCCTGAGCGCCACCGGGGCCTATCCTCCGGCGGGCAGCGGTGCGGGGGGATATGACCTCGATGTCGGCGAGGAGATTTTTGCGTACGTCCTGGACAACGCCCCCAGCTCGCTGTACGGCCTGTGGCAGCAGCTCGCGCTCTCGGAGGGGTACCCTGCCCGGATTTTTGTTGCGAGAGACGGGAGGTTGACGTTCTGGAACCGCTCGTCGTTTGCTGAGACGGACGACGTGTCGTCAACGCTGGCCGGCACGATGATCGACCTGGACTACGGGTATGGCGAGTTCGTGGCCAACGCGATCACGGTCACGCACAACCCGCGCAAACTGGAGACCGGGGTGGCGACACTGGCCACGCTGGGCAGCGCGATCCGCGTAGACGCGGGCGCTACTGTCACGATCCAGATGAGATACGACGATGGTTCGGGCAACCGGATCAGCACGACCAGCGCGATTGAGCCGGCATCGAGCACCGACTACACGGCCCATACCGGCCCGGATGGGACCGGTACCGACCTGACGGCCAGTTTCACGGTGACGGCCTCCCACTACGCACAGTACAGCGAGTGGGGGATCGAGAACACGGGGGGCGTGGACGGCTATCTGGATGCCGGGGCAACCCAGCGCGGCAACAACGTCCTGACCGATTTTGGCCGGGTCGATGTGGTCAGAGAGGACAGCGCCAGCCAGACAGCCTACGGGTACCTGGAGTGGGACGTGAACGCGGGGCTGCTGAACTCGGATACCGCTGACAGCCTCGCCGCCTACCTGCTGGCGCTGTTCAAGGACCCGCGCGGCGAAGCGCGGGCTGTCACTATCCGCCCGCGCTCAAGCGCCACCCTGCTCGCCGCCGCGCTGGCGCGGGTGATGGGCGAGCGGATCACCGTCACCGAGACGCAGACCGGCGAGGACGCCGACTACTACATCATCGGCGAGCGCCACGCCCTGCGGCAGGGCGGCGCGGATTACGCGGTGGTGTGGACGCTGGAGCCGGCCGGGCCGTGGGACGGGTTCTGGCTGCTCGGCGTAGCCGGGCGGTCCGAGCTGGGCGTCGCCACAATCCTAGGATACTGAACCATGGCATATGCTGCACCGTCTACCCGCGCAACCAACGACCTGATCACAGCCGCGATCTGGAATCAGGACGTCAAGGACAATGTCCTCTGGCTGAAGGGCATGCTCGACGGCCTGGTCAAGCGCAAGGCGGACACGGGCCAGATTTCCAACTCGACCGCCGAGACCAGCATGTACTCCTCCAGCATCCCGGCCGGAACGCTGGGCAGCTATGGGACGGTGACGATCCTGCTGACCTATGCGCTGTACAACAACAGCGGCTCGAGCGTGACGTACACGCTGCGGCTGAAGCTGGGCAGCACGACCGTTGCCAGCTTCACGCACGGCGGGGCGAAAACGTCCGGCACGAGCTACTACAACTATACGGGCCAGTTCCAGTTTTCAAACCAGGCCAGCGCCAGCAGCCAGATATGGGGCGGGTTCCTGTTCAACCGCGATGGCACGCGGGGATCGACGAGCCTCGGAACCCATACGGCGACGTACGTGTGGAACGGCAACACGAGCGCCGAAAACAGCGCCGGCGCGCTGACGTTGGAGGTCACGATCCAGATGGACACGGCCCACGCCAGCGCGTATGTGGACGTGACGGGGGCGCACGTGATCATGCTGCCCAGCTACGCGTAGGTCAGGGGGATCACATGATCGTCTACGATGTGCCAACGGCACAGCCGATCCGGTGGGAGCTACTGAACGAGCAGGCGCAGGCGCTGGACGGCCTGCGCGGGGTTAACATCCTGGGCGAGGGCACGACCGCGCAGGCCGTCCGCTTCATCCTGGGAGACGGCTCCCAGAGCGAGTACGACGACTGTGCGGCGATCCTGGCCGCCCACAACCCCGCCGACAAAACGGGAGAGGAGCAGCTGATCGACTGGCTGCGCACCCAGGCATCCAGTGCGGTAGGGGTGCTGGTAACCGATCTGACCGCAGCCCAGCAGCGGGCGGTCATCGGGCTGGTGCTGTACAGACTGGGCGCGATCGATGAGGAGGGCCGCGTGCGGCCCCTGGACCTGTGGACGTGATGGACGGGCGATGAGAGAGGCGACTACGATCCTACAGATACTCACTGAGGTTACGCCGCTGGTGCTGGCGGTGATCGTCCTGGGCAGCGTGTTGTTTCTGTTCCTGTGGGCTATGTTCCGGGTACTCATCCCGGCCATGCAGCAGACCTCCAGTATGTTTGCTGCGCAGCGCGAGAGCTACGAGCAGCTGTTCAAACACCAGCGTGATTTTCTAGAGGCGGAGCGCCGCGACTGGCAGTCCGAGCTGGCAGAGGAGAAGCACGCCCGCGCTGAGGCTGAGGCCGGGCTGCGGCGCGACATCCAGGCGCGAGAGAACGAGATCAGCGCGCTGCGGGAGAGGGTGAAAACGCTGGAGACCGAGCTGGTGCGCAAAAACGAACTGATCGCAGATCTAACCGCCAAGCTGGCAGCGGTTGAGCGCCAGCGGAACGATCTGCAATCCCGGATCGAGACGCTCGAGAAGCGGGCGGCAGAGATCGATACCGGAGAACTCAAAAAGAAAGCGGCCCCGTCCGCGCCGGAGTCGGCGGGGGATAAAGCGGCGTGAGCGAGAGACGCTATACCCGCGCCGACCTGCTGGCCGCGCTTGACCTGCTGGATCGAGAGCTGGGCGCGGCGGGGCAGGTGCGGCCCACCGACCCGGTGACGATGGTCGCTACCAGCACGGTCAACGTGCGCAGCTCGCCGCGATTGGCGGATAACGTGATCTCCACCCTGTCAACCGGGGATCGTGTCACGAAAAGCGGCGAGACACAGGGCGACGCGCACCGCGACGTGACACTGTGGTATGAGATCGGCGCGGGGCGGTTCGTACACTCACTGTACCTCATGCCCGACCGGGCCTACTGGCCCAACCTGCCGCCCATCCGGGCCAAACAGCACGGGGCGCTGGGGCTACAACCGGTGAGCCAGTTTGACGCGCCGCCGTGGGATCGGGCGCTGGCGCTGGTGTCGGCGGGGCGATTCGCCTGTGCGCAGGTCATGACCAAGGGCGCGGAACCCCGGCACATCGACGAACTCGTCCGTCTGGGCGTGCGGACGATCAGCCTGCGGGTGGCGGGCTACATCCCGCAGGGCGTAGGTGGCGGGGCGGGATACGTCACGCAAAACGCGCCGGACATCGAGCGGATATGGAGCGCGGTTCGGGGCTGGCAGGCGACCGGGCTGGATATCGACCTGGTCATCACGCCCGGCAACGAACTCAACGCCATGGACGAGTACTGGGCCTGGAACTACCCGCGCGAGCAGGGGATGTTCATCCTGAGCGCGTTCGAGGAGATACGGCGGCGGTGGCCGGGGGCGAGGGTCGGGCTGCCCGCGCCGTGCCCGATGGAGATCGTCGGGCGGGTGAACAGCCCGGCGGCCTCGTGGCTGGCCTACACCTCGGCGATCGACCAGGCCAACGTGATCGGCTACCACGTCTACTGGGACGGGGTACAGCGCACAGTCAGGGCGGCGCTGGACGAGGTCGTCGGGTTTGCCCGCCGCTATCCGGGCAAACCCGTCTGGGTGACGGAGATCGCCCGCACCGACGGCAACCCGGTCGGCATGGCCGCCGATTATATCTGGCTGCGGCAGAACGCGCCCGCGCTCCTGCCGGAGAACGTCGGGCCGCTGTTTCTGTTCGTTGGTGTCGTGGATGGGGATGAGCCGTTCGCTCCACAGGGGATCGAGGGCAAAAACATAGCTGAGAGGTTAGGAGGCGCATGACATGGTAACCGATTTTCTGGAGTTGCTGCCTGAGGATGTGGTAGCCGCCGTGGTGGTGGCGGCGGCTTTCGTCCTGGCCGTGAGCGTGATCGTGGCCTGGATCGTCTCGATACTCAAGCAGGCCGGGGTGGTCACGGACGGCAGCGCGGGGCGGTGGAACGCGGTCATCAGCTATGTGCTGCTGGCAGCGTCCTACGTGCTGACTCAACTGGGCTACGGCGATCTGGTGGGCAAAGTCGAGTCGGCCCCGGCGCTGGTGGTGCTGCTGGTTATCGCCGGGTTTGTGACCGCCCTCACCGGCAAGGGCATTTATTCGCTAGGTCGACTCGCGGGCTTTTTCTACAGCTACTCGAACCCAAAAACTCTGCCCGCGAAACCCACAGCGGTGGGGCTGCCGGGGAAGCCGGCGGCGGAGGGGTAGACGACATGGGGATGAGAGGCGAGGCTGTCATGGGCGGCAAGCTGGGTGCCCGGCTGATCCGGGCGCCCAGAGCGCCGCTGGCCTGGCGTATCCGCAACGCGATCCGCCCCGCGTTCTGGGGCGGCTGGCTGGGCAATCGGGCGGCCAGGGCGTTATCGGCTATGACTGGTATCCCGACCCTGACCTCCGAGCTGCGCGTCCGCCATATCGCGGCGAGTGGCGAAAGCGCCGATTACGGGGTGGTCTCGTTCCGCGTGGTCACAACCGCGTTTGTAAACTACATGGTAGACCAGTTACAAACCGAGACCAGCACGTGGGGGGATTTCAAATTTCACGACTCGGGCGTAGGCACAACCGCCGCGGCGGTTGGCGATACCGACATCGAAACCACCGACGGCGAGTCGCGCGCGACCGGCTCCCAGACTGAGGGGGCCAGCGCGAACATCTACAAATCGGTCGGCACCATCGCCTACACGACCACCAAGGCCATCACAGAGCACGGCCTGTTTAATGCCAGCACCGGCCCGACCCTGCTGGATCGTCACGTGTTCTCGGCGGTGAACGTGGTCAACGGCGACTCAATCGAGTTCACGTATGAGCTGACGTGCAGCGCGGGCGGCTAACCGCCGGGAGGCTGCCGTGCCAGTCAGAGCGCTAGCCTACTACCCCCGACCTGGCGAGCCAGGGTCGGGGGTGGCCGTCCGGGTCGTCCACGGCGGGCGGGTGATCGAGGTCACGTGGTCGCAGATCGATACGTGGAGCGGCGATCCGGGCAACGAGCAGAAACTGGAGACGGCCCGGGGCTGGTTGCAGGATCAGCTCGACGTGCGGACGCGCCGTACCCGCCTGCCTCAAAACGACCCTGACAGGTCGATCGATCCGGCCCTGCCACACCTGTTCTGGGACGGGCAGGACCTGGTGGGCCGCGAGGTGACGGTGGAGCGGGTTGTGTACGATCCGGCGGCAGACGCATACTGGATCGAGCTGCGCTCCACCCGGTCGCCGGAGTAGACGGCCATGCCGGCCTATCTGAACAACACGACCGGTTTTGAGACCGGCGGCTTGGACGAGGCTTCCTTCACCGCCGGCTCGCCGTCCGTGCAGTCCACAACCAAACGGACAGGCACCTACGCCCTGTCGCTCGCCACGTCCTCTGACACCTACACGTTCGATTTCCGTCCAGGCTCAGGCACAACCACCAACGGCGGTAGCCCGTACCTGGTCGGTTTCGCGCTGCGCATCGGCACGCTGCCCGGCTCGACCGTCACGATTGCCGAGCTGCGTGAGTCGTCGGTCGTATCCGCCACGCTGAAACTAACCTCGACGGGCGACATCGAGGTTTTTGACGCCGGCGGCGCGTCGGCGGGCACGATCGAAACCGATATGGCGGCGGGCACATGGTACCTGCTGGAGATCGTGTGGACGCAGTCCGACAGCGGCTCAATCCAGATTTTCCGCAACGGTACCAGCATGGGTTCGGTCTCCGACGACTTCGCGAACGGCGGGGTTGGCAGCAACATCAAACTGTACGGCGCGTCCGGCGCGGGCCTGGTTTTTGACGATGTCTATACCGCCTCTGGCTACACCGGCACAACCGACCTGCTGACCTCCGGCGGCAACACATGGGAGGTCATCGGCGCCTATCAGAAAACCGATGGTGGCTCCACCGACCAGGGCAGCGCGCTGGATGCAGGCACCTGGGCCTATGCGTCCGAGCTGCCGTTCAGTGACACGAACGGCGCCGACTACACCGGCGACCCGCGCGAGGGCCACATGCGCA